GTCTACTAGCCTGTGCAGCAGAAATTCCTGTTTCTCTGCAAATTTCGGCTTGAGTTAATCCTAAACTATGTAATTTTATAAACTCTTCGTCTGAAATAATCTTTCCTTTTTTTGTTGTTTCCATATTTATTAATTTTATTTTTAACAAATTTAATAATTTATTTTTATAAAAATTAATAAATTTAAAGAAATATAAGTTAGGAAGTTCATAACTTTATTATTTTAATTCCTAACATTTTCTCTATCATCAAGCTGATACAGTTCATAACCAGAAGTTTTTCTTTCCACTGATTTTGAATTTCTATTCATTTGTTGTATAAATACCCCAGTTAATCCACATTTATTTCTAAAATAAATTGCATAATCTACTGTTAAATCTATACGTTCTTTTTTGGTTCCTTGTCCACTTATTAAACCAACGTGGTCCCATAAAGCTACTTTATAGATTTCAGGATCAAGTTCAACATAATCTTCTCTGTGGTCATCTATTTGTACAAAAGTTCCAAATCTTTTTAACCATTCTTTTAAAGTAGCATAAATACCATTAGGATTTAATGATTTATCATAAATAGTTAAATGAGAGGCTATATCTTCAAGCCAAGGAATAGATAAGTCTACTAATTTTTTTTGTTCTTCTGATATAGGACTTATAAGAGAAAGAATATCTTTATACGTAACAATTACACTATATTCATCCCAAATATGCCTAGATAATAGTTTAGCAAATAATACATCACTAGACATTTCAAAAGAATAATATAAAATATGTATTTTTCTATCTCCCCTATTCTTTAATAAATTATATACAAATATATCTAAAGCAAAACTAGTTTTACCCGTTATATTGCGAATATACCGATTCCGTATATTCTCTCATACTTTCACATGAGACTAGACTATATCATCAAAGAATTGCTTCTTTGCCATCAGCTTCGAGTTCTCTTGAACTCTACTCCCTCTCCAGGGATAGTCGTTGAACCTTCTCCATATCATAAGACTTAGGAGCTTGGCTGCTGATTGCCACATAATATAATATTTTTAAACATTTACGTTAAGAATTTCTTCATTCGTTTTAGTTATTATATCTTCGCGGGTTCCCAGCAATTCAAATGGTTTTCTATCATAAATGATAGGGGCTTTTATTTTAAAACAAAAATATCTGTTTTTAAATATACTTTTATTATTTATACAGTTTGTTATAGTAACTCTAGAGTTTGTATTTAATCCAATAGCCTCAAGAAAAATTGAAATACTGTCAAAAAAAGAGTATGTTTTTTCAATTATATCTTGAACGACTAAAGTACTTCTCTTTTGAGGAGCTCTTGCCCAAATAAATTCTATTGGCTCAAATGACCAATATGAATCAAAAGCAGTAGTAGTCTTTCCTCAAAGATTTCTTTGTATAACAGATGTTGTGTTATTTGGAGTATTATAATGCCTATTTGCATCATTTATTACTTCTCATTCCTTAATAAGTTCTCCAGTAAATCTGTTATATTGATAACATTTCTTTGTATTAGTTTTTTTAATTAATCCTAACTCTCTTTTTTCTCTGAGAGTATTATTAATTTTTTGCCTAACTTCTTCTGAAATAATACAAGTATTTGCAATACAAGATATATTATAACAAATGTTATCAAATCTATTGTCAATTTTATTAAAAAACTCTTTAGCTCCTAAGTTGTCTAAATAATTTTGCTCTATATCTAATAAATTTTTTACGTCACATTCTTCTAAAATAGAAAATTTAAAATTGTCTTCTCCATACTTATTTCAAGCATTTTGAAGTTTTTTATTTTCATGTTTATTATGACGTAACAAAGCCTTGTGTTTTTGTCATCTTCCTTTTATATTTATAGAAGATCCAATATATGCTTTATTATTTACTGTGTTTAAAATTTCATATATTCCTATCATATTATTAAATTTATAAGTTATACAAATTTAACAAATGTGGATGATATAATCAGCAAAAGTATATTAATAAATAGTTAATTTATTGTTAAAAAATCATTAACCCGAGCTATCTGCTCCAATAGTATAAAGATATTTTCTCTGGATTCCATAAATAATAGAATCAATAACAGGTAATCCTGTACTTATTCCAATATTTTTTCCAAGACCTCCTCTCTCAATATTATGTAATAGATTCTTAATTCCCATTATAATAAATCAGAATTATTATATCCATTAACATTACCACTATTTTGAATATATTCTATTTCTAGATACTTCATGCTAGCTATAAATTCTATAATTGAATAATTAATTAAGTTATGTTCTTTTCCAAACCTAAGAGCATTCATAACTCTTTCGTGGGTTACTCCAGAACTTTTTATAGACTTAGTATAATATAAACAGAAATCTTCTATAGAAAATAAATTAGCCTTGGTAAAATTCTTTATACTAAACATCTTACCGTTAATATTAATAAAAGGAGGGTATTCATCAAATAATTCTTTACCTATCAAATTAGCTTCTCGAATATAAGATTTAAGAAAATTTTTATTTAATGGTATGTTTTTATAATTTAATGTTTCTCCCTCTTCGGGAATTTTAAAGGTAGCATTAATTACCTTTTTATCCTGTAAGGATTTTAAGACCGACCTAAATAATTGTTTTCCATTTGGTACATTTGACAAATAGTTGACAAGTAAATTAGTCTGGCCATCAATGGCTATAAATAGTAATCTTAGTACAAATAATTCTGTAGGTGTAAGACCACTATTAATATAGATATTTATTTCTTCATTTAAACTTAGCTCGAAATGTTTCATATATATGTTAATTTCGAACTACTTACTTATTTTGGTACTAATCCGTTACGGGATCTTTAGAAAATTGGGTAATTCGTATTGGTTAATAAATTCTTCTCTTAATTTTTTATAATCAGAATGTAATCTATCAAATAGCTTTTCATCTAGACTTTTACAATATACAACATCATTAAGTAATGTATCTAGTATTAGAAAACTTAACTTTCTCTCACTAATCATCGAATAAATCTTGTCCGTTATTATAATCTCGTTCTAATTCAGAAGGATTATTTATATAATTGATTAGTTGTCTTAAAAGGATATCTTTGCTAGTGATAGCAAATGTTTGACATCCTACTTCAACTATATATCCTACATCACATTCCTTAATGTGTATATTTTTTATCTTATATTTTGCATTTTTTCTAAATTGCCCAGGAGGACCTAGATTACCTGGAGTACCTGGAGTACCAATAGGACCACTAGATTCTGCTGAGGGGGCGTCAAATAAATCGTGTAGTGTATTCATTTTTAAAGTCTAAATAATAGCGGACTTTCTTCCGCAGTAATTTCTGGATTATTTGTAATTTTTCCATCTAATAATTCATATAATTCTGCTTCAGTTATTTCTATATAACTTTTACCAGCAGTAGAGGTACTGTACCAAGACTCTTCATTAGTATTTTTGATAACCAATGTAAATATCTCAGATTCTTTTCCTTCTTCATACCTTATAACTCTTCCTACCCTTTGAGTCTTTTGGGTTTTAGATGAGGTATTACAAAGGATAATTGCTAAATTTAATCCTTTTATATCTACTCCCTCATCTAAACTCTTAGCAGTATGAATAACTCCCCTATCTAATTTAGAAAATTCTTCTATTGTTAGTCTATTTTTCTTTTTAGTTTTACCAGAATGAACAACAAAACCATTTCCTATTTTTTCTGCTTGTTTAATAGTAGCTGAAAAAGTTATTGCTTTACTATTAGGTCTAGAAGAAAGAATTTTCTTAGTAATTTCTATTTTTTTAGGGTGCTCCATAACAAACTGTTTTCTAGCTTTTAAAGACCTTAACCAAGAAAATGTTATACCATCTAACTCTTTAGCTCCTACTCCCATAGTTTTGGCATATCTTCTTCTGTAAATGATGTCAGTTACACATTTCATAGCCAGATTAAAATCATAATCAAAAAATGCAAAGGCCTCATTAAACTCTCTATTATACTCATAATAAATATGAATATCATCGACTTCTAATAATACTTTGTATTCTTTATATTGTGATAACCAATTATTTTCTGTAGCCTCTTTAACAGTAATAACATCACATACTGGACAATATTTAGAAAGTAAAATTTCTTTTCCATCCAATCTATTAAAAGTAGCAGATAAACCTAAAACTAAAGATGGATTTTTTGCTTTAAATATTTCATGAAAAAGATCGGCTGCATAACGATGTACCTCATCAAGTATAATAAAGTCTATTTTTTCATTATTTTTAACAGCAGAATTTATTATCTCAACTTTTACATCAAAGTACAAGCCAGCTTTAGTAAGAGCTTGTAGCCATTGAATTTTTAAATGTTCTGTAGGAACAACTACTAAAATTTTAGTATTAATATTTTTAGTAAGATATCCCTTAATAGCCATAATAGCAGCAAAGGTTTTCAGTTATGTTATCCATAAGGCTTTTTATCCTTATGTTCTATAAATTCTTATTCTTTATAGCTCGGCGTACATTTTCACCTGTTCTAGGTGTTGGGCACTCTTGGAGAAATTATATTTATTCATTCCCTACGCTCTACGATGATAACTAGCCTTTCGCAATCTAGTTATTTATCTCGGTATTAACCTCACAGCCTTTACCGATATTACCCAATAATAATTTACTAAATTCCTTTAGTAAACGGCACTAAAAGGAATAAATTCTTTTGAAAAATAAATTTTATAATCTGAATTTTTTATATAATATGGATTATCTTTAGTAGCATCAGTATGTTTATTTAAAGTAGATCTACTACTATTAACATAATCTGCACATTTTTTAATATCTTTATGATATTTAATATTTCCTAAAATATCTTCCGATATTAAATATTCTTTACTATCAGAATTACTAATCCTATATAAAAGATTTTTACATATATAATTTTTTGCTTCAATTTCAGAATTAAATAAATTATAAGAAATACAATATTTGTTTTTATAAATTGAAGTATCTATTTTTTCTTTAGTACTATATTTAG